CGTCTGCATGAGCCAGTTACGGTCGGCCTCTTCCCGGGTGATCATGGTCGGAATCTCGTCCTTGTCGGGATTCCAGAGCCATCCGGGAATGCACTTCAGATCCTTGTCCGAAGACACGATCACGGAAGCCCCGTAGGTTCCTTCGGTGTGCAAGATCCCTAGGATATCGTCTCCCTCCAGTTCTGGCTGCTCCATCACAATGTGCTTGGTCTTCAGCATCTCCTTCACAGCCTTGTATCCACAGGGCTTGCGACAAGCCTTTCGATGAGACTTGTACTCGGGATACACGCGCTTACGGAAGTTGTCCTTACCAGTGAATGCCAGCACAAGAGTCGATGCTGAAAACTTGGATGCCCACTTGGACAGAAGGTCTTCGCACAAAGCCAAGGCTTCCTTGGGGTTGCTGAAGGCAACATCCGTCTCATCATCAAACCGAGCAACGTATTCCGTGGCCGAGCAGATGGAGTAGATCAGGATGTCGCCGTCGATCAGCAGGGTGTCAATCTTGTTCATTCTTCCGCCTGCGCTTGGATGGCGTTGGACAAGACCTCCACTAGCCCGAAGGAACCGTGCATTGTGGACTTGACGCATATGCTGTAGTTGTCCTCGCTCTTGGTCTTAGCAACAAATCCGATGAACAACATCTCATCGAACCGCTTCTTGAGTTCGAGGATCAACTCGTCGGTTTCCATGTACTCAATGGGTGTACTCATGTTTCAGCCTCTTGAGATGCCTGAGATGTCGAAGACGTTCACGGATATCGAGTGCCCGCACAGCGGCGAATAGAGAAACAATCTGGGGATACTTGATTATTGAGTACCGCGCAACGCAGGACAGGTAGAACAGAGCCTTGCGTCCATACAAAGTCCATACATGGGTGCCGTCTTTCCTGAGGCGAATACTGCCGCCCCACCTGTCCTGCATCTGCGCTAGAACGCCATAGTGTTGGTTTGTGACCTCGACGCAGGGACTGCGGCACCACCGCACACAGCCCTCCCCATCGAGCAAACCAGCCGCATAAGCGTTCAGTGTGTTTCGGCCCAGTTGGCCCCCACGCGGTACTCGCCGTCTAAAGCGCAACGGAAGTTGAAGTCCGCCCCTGCCTGACGAATCGCGCATACGACCATGGTACCGAGGTCTTCTGCGTAGTCGGGATGACAAGTGAACTGATACTCGTCATGCACTGAAGCCACTTGCTGAACATCGGCGGATGGAGACATTGCTCCCCGGATGTTCGACCAAGCCTCGACACAAGCCTGCTTCATCACGACGGCTCCGGCAGACTGGAGCAGGGTGTTCAGGGCCGCGTGTTCAGACCGGGGATACAGGGGCCTGCCGTCGAGGCCGCGAAGGAAACCATGGGCAGCCAAAGACACAGACACATCATCCTTGAGTCGAGCGTAAGCAGGAACCTTGGCCTCAAAGTTAGCCCGAGCCTTGGAACCACGCTTCTTGTCGCCCCCTAGGACCATGCCCAACTTGTCGTTTCCTGCCCCATAGATCAGGGCATAGATGGCGCCCTTGGCTTGGTTTCGAGCGGCCTTGTGTTCAGGGTTGGACTTGTCCTGAATGGCGTCCTTGGTCAAGCCAAAGGCCAGAGCGTTGGCCCAGTGAATGTCGCCCTCAAGGATGGCCTTGGCGTATTCCCCATCGTCATACTTCCCAAGGTAGTGGGCAAGGCACCGGAGTTCAAGACCCGAAGCATCCACGCCAACAAGGACCCGGCCTTTGGGAGCCACGAATAGGCTGCGATACTCCTTGTCAGTGGGAACCTGTGCCATGTTGGGGCTTCGGTGGGTGCAGCGTCCCGTGATTGCTCCGTTGGTATTGACTCGTCCATGGAGCCGTCCGTCCGGACCAACAGCCTTCATCCAAGCCTCGTCGCCATCAGCCAGTTGCCCAAGCCGCTTCTGGATGGTCAGGTAGCGAGCCAGAACCTTGGCCTCCTTGTACGGCAGATCCGACAGCACCGCTTCATCGACCCGGGGCTTGCCGTCTGGAGTGAACTCGGTGGGCACCCACTTGTGCGTGTCGATCAGCCGCTGTGCGATCTGCTGCCTGCTACCGGGGTTGAACTCCTCAACCTTCGGCTTCAACTTCTTGCCCGTCTTCTCAGAGATACGTTCCGTCACGATGGGTGGGAACAGTGTCTTCAGACTGGAGGCGATGTCGAGGCTTTCCTTGAGAAGATCGCCATGCAGCCGCTGCGCCGCTCCCATGTCGAACGGGAAACCCGTGCGTTCCTGAGTGCGGATGATCGATGCAAAGGCGTGTTCGAGGAAGATGGCGGGGGCAGCCCTGTTGATGGCCGGATGATCATTCAGATGCTTGTACAACGCAATGGTGACTCGAACATCCTGCTTGCAGTACTGCCGCAGTTCTTCCGTGTTCTCGCTGAAGTCCGGAGCGTCGGCCTTGGAAATCCCAAGACGCACACCCCATGCCTTCAGTGACTGGCTTCCGATCAGTTCCTTGGCAAAGCCCTTGATCTGGAAGTCCCGCTCACGCTGGTCTGCATAAAGCATCCGAGCCATGATGAGCGTGTCGAGAACCCGGACGGGCTGGAACGTGAACGACGGCTTCAGTTTCTGAAGAGCAGGAAGATCGAAAGCCTGAATGTTGTGGCCGATGATCTGGTCGGCATTCTGAAGGAGCGTCAGGCCATCCTCCAGTTCCACAATCTGCGGCTCTTCACCGTCCACGCTGACGGCCATGCACAGGACATGCTTCAGGTCCGTCAGGTTGAGCCAATCGTTGATGGCGTTCGTTTCGATATCAAAGTAAACGATCATGGTGTTCTCCTCGTTCGGTCTAGAGTCTAGACAAGGTCCTTCAATTCCCAGCCACGACGCTCGCACTCGATCAGTAGTTTCTTCAAGGCAATGTCGTGAGCCGCCTTGAACTTGGCCGCATCCATAGGGTCATCAGGATACTTGGCCGTGTACTCCCGCGCAAGGGCCTCCCAACTGGTGTTTTCCTGCCCAGCCGGGACATTCCGCAGATACACGGGCCTCGACGTATATCCGTAGCGGACAACGGTGGACAGTAGTTGCGGGCTGATCCCATACTTGCGAGCAATGTCCACCTTCTTCATGGGGGTCTTGACCAGTTGGCGGATCTCTTCGACCTGTTGATCTGTCAGTTTCCTAGTTCGCATCTTTCATCCTATCTAGCCGCAGTACGGCTCGTTCGAGTCTCGCCATTGCCTTGTTGAAGTCCTGCCTGTTTTGTTCCGTATTCCGCTTTCGATTCCAGACATCCGTCACATCTCTCGATGCTTCCAAGATCGTCAGCACAATACGTTTCATGGATCTTGTGATCATGCGTACCTCTGCAAGGCTTTCCAAGCCTCTGGGAAGCGATCACAGCAGTCGCTCTCAATATGCGAAGCGATCTCCTGAGTCTCCTTCTGAGCGGTGCCATGTGAACGCTGCGTGACTACCCGATGGAAAGCCAGCAGTGATCCAGTCCAAATCCATTCGGTGTACATACCAAGTGGCAGCACCGCTCTTGCCTGTTCCGGACATACGCCTTCCCTGAGAAGGTTCTCGTACATCCGCTTGGCGAGTTCGCAGGCATATGCGTAGTCCTGAACGAGCCGCTCATTAGTCAACAGTTCCTCACTGCTGCCTTGCTTGACGTTGGGAGCAGCCTTCCGAAAGGCTCCGGGCTTCCAGAAGTCAATGCCCGTCTTGACGTAGCGGCGACTGACTTCGTTCCACACCAGCCCGACCTGATGCTTTGCCAGTTGGCGAGCAACGAAGATCGGAGCCTTGATGCGGAACTTCAGGCAAGTATGAGCAAACGGAGACCAATGGTTATGTCTCGCCAAGAAGTCCAAGAGCGAACAGTTTTGCTCTTGGGTGTACTCACAGGCGTCCTTATCGAAGGAGACGCGGGCAGCATTGACGATGGAATCATCATCACCCATGTACTCCAACAGCACAACCTCATGGTTGGTTTCCACGCATCCGTGATTGTTGCAGATGTTGCATTCGCCGCTCATAGTCCACACTCCTCGTCAAGTTTGGCAAGCCTGTTCATTGCTTCGTCCGCATACAACTTTTGGTCGATCATGTCACGGATCGCCTCCAAGTGTCCGTTGCTGTCCGCCCCATGTTCGATACGGCAGTCAATCTCATTGCGAATCTGACCTATTGTGAATCGTAGCCAGTCTGCGGTTGGGTTCATGCAAAACTCCTTGCAACCATCGGTCGCACAATGGCAATACTGCGGATGTCAGTTCCCTGCTTTTGCGCTACCGCATTTTTGAGTGTCTGCGCGACAACACTGCCGATATGCGCGTACTGCTCGTTAGAGCGATACAAGTCCTCAACGAATGCGGGGGTCATCACAAAGGTCGTTACAACCTTGACAGCCGTGAGCATTGAAATGTCATGCCCGTGCTTCTTGGATGTTCGTTGATCTTGTTCGGCCTCAACCAGTACCACGATGTCGCACAGTCTTTGCCTCGCCTCGTCGCGCTCGGCAATCAGGTCTAGCACGACGCGCTCAAGGCGCACAATCTCATCGGCGGCTTCGTCCATCAGGCACGGGGCAAGGCACTCGCGGTTCGTCCGCAAGCGGTTCACAATGTCAGATTTCATCGTTCATCTCCATTTCGATTTCGGACAAGCGTCCGGTTTCCTTGAAGTACCGCAGCATTCCGGCAACACCCGTGTCGCCCGTGAAACGGTTCTTCAATACGCGCAACACCAGTTCATTGGGATTCTCGCCCTGTTGATTCCGCTCCAGCCCGATCACCGCATCAGCCAACTGGGCGATGGAGTGGGAGCCTCGGAGTTGGGCCAACGAAGTGGTCGCACCTTCCTCATGCCCACGATCTCCATCCGGCCTGCGGAGGTGGGACACCACGAACATGGCCGCCTGTGTCTCCTCAACGAGTGAGCGCAGGGAGGTCATGGCGTTATCGATGAGCCGCCTCTCGTCTCCGTCGCCAAGTCCAGACACAACGATGGACAGGTGATCGAGAAAGATGTAGTCGCACCCGCACGACTTGATCATGTACCGAGTTCGAGCCAGAAGATTCTCAGGATCTACCGAGCCGAAGTGGTCGAAAAGAACCACCTTCGCCACGGTCGCATCGAACGCTTCTCGCTTCTGGTCGCCGCTGATTCCACGATCTTCCCAAAAGTAGGGCGGTGTGTTGAGGTGGATGCCCATGAGGTTTCGGCCCGTCCTCTTGACCGATTCTTCCAACATAAGCAGTCCGACCTTTTTACCTGACCGGATGAGGTGACACACCATTTCTCGGCACACAGAAGACTTGCCAATACCCGTGCCCGATGTAAGAACAACAAGTTCTCCCTTTCGGATTCCCAGCAACTTCTCGTTGAGGGCCGACCATGGATACGAGGTCGAATCATTGGAATCGTCTTCGTTGACTGTGTCCCAAAGATCCGATCCCAGAACCACTCCGTCAGGTCTGTAAGCCTTTGCACCATAGACCGCATCGATGACCTTCTTTCCTTCGCCCGCAACATGGGCTTCGTTGGCATCCTTGTAGTTCGGGATGGTTCCGATCTTGGCCTTGCCGGGAGTCAGGAGCATGGCGCACTCCTTGGCTGCTGCCCGACCGGGCTCATCATCATCGAACATGATCACGACGGCGTCGAACTTCTCAAGCCATTCGAGGTTGTTCTGGAATGCCTTGAGCGCACCCGCAGCCCCCGAGGGAACAGACACGACAGGCCACTTGTTGCCAAACAGTTGGCTGATGGTCAGGGCATCAATCTCGCCCTCAGTCACGGTGACCATGCGCCCACCATCACGCCACAGGTGCATCCCGTACAGTGGCATCGACTTGGTGTCGCCCAAGGAAATGAAGTCCTTGGAGGGGAACCTCAACTTCTGAGCCACGACTTCGCCTTCACGCACATACTGGGCGACATGAACGGGCTGTCCGTTGAACTCGCCCAAGCCGTAGCCCCAGAAACGGCAAGTGTCCTCTGAGATGTTGCGCTTCTTGAGTGGCGAGAACTGGACCGGGATCAGGCCCGTGCGGACCTTGGTCTCCGGAAGCGGCTCACCCTGCCCGACCTCGTAGTACTTGCAGCCGAAGCAGTACCCATGTCCATCCGTATAACGTGCGAGGTTGTCCTTGCTCCCGCAGTTCGGGCAAGGCTCATGCTGAACGAACTCCGATTCTTTGTGGTCCTTCACGGTGTTCTTCCCATTCAATCTCTATGCGCGGCTCGCGGCTGTACTGCTTGGTAGCCTCGATCCGCATGATCTGGACATCGTCCTCCCACGCCCATCCATTGAGCGAATCGAGGATCGACTTGATGTGGTTGTCGATATCGCCTACGGGCCAAACATTCGATGGCTTCTTAGGCGAGCGGCAAAAGAAAGCAACCTTTACTAGGAGAGGCCCCGAGAGGGGGCAGCCCTTGGGCTTTTTCATGGCCGCAAGGGCTGCCTTTGACTCTCGACGGAACCGCTCGTAGGTCTTCCCGTAGTATGCAAACCCACGCCGCGAGATGCGGGGTCGGCTGGCAGGCGTTGGGTCAACCCACACGACGATCTTCATCAGAAGTCCGAAGAATCTTCGTCGGTGTCCGTGGTCGCCTCGGTCGCAGGCTTGGCGCGGAAGCCGTTGGGATCAGCCTTGAACCCATAGGCATCGAAGTTGTCGCCGGGGACGTACTCCTTCAGGTCGATGATCTGCACCGCCTTGAGACGAAGGCTGACGCCCGCGCCGACCATGGCCGTGAAGAAAGGAACGACCTCGAAGGCCACCTTGATGCGAGAGCCGGAGCCCACATTCGGGGGAGTCTGGATCGCCATGCCCGAAGCGTCGAACAGCACGGGCTTCTGCTCCCACGACTTCTCTTCGTTTCCAGCCTTGGCCTTCAACTTGAACTTGATGCGGACCTTGCCCTCATCCGTCTCCTTGATCGGGAGATCAGCCCGCTTC